TTTAACAATTATTTGTCCAAGATCTTGTAGTTCTTCAGTAGATATAAGTGCAAACATAAAATCTGCTGTTGCAGGAAGACCAAAAGATTCTGAAGTATCAGTCAATTCAACATCAGAATTTGAATAACCACTGCGAGTAGTTTGGGTTGCACTTACAATTGGAACATTGAATTCGACTGCAAGGCCTCTTAGTTCTTCAGCAATTGCTTTAATATAGGTATATGAATTAATATTAGAACCTTGTTTGATTCTTGATGATACACATATATTAAGATAATCAATATAGATTATATCTGGAACAAAGTTCTTTTTAACTTTAAGTTCATTAAGAAGATGCCTGAAGTTTGCTGATCCAGCACAAGCTGTTGGATATTCTTTAATGATTAATTTACCAGCTGTTTTATTTTTAATCTTTTCTATTTTTGAATCATAATATTTTTTTGGAAGATTTATTAGATCATCCATAGTAGAATCAATTAGATTAGCATCAATTCTTTTAGCAATTTCTTCTTCGGCCATTTCCAATGTTATATAAAGAACATTATAGCCTTTAGATAAATTACTACCAGCACAATGACACATAAAAAGAGATTTACCAACACCTGTACCAGCCAATGCTATATTCAAAGTTTTATTTGGAAGCCCACCATTAGTTATAGCATTAAGATAACTTAAATCGAACGGGATTCTATTTTCTTTGCGATGATAGTATTCAAAACGGCTATCCATGTCTTCCAAGAAATCATGGCCAACATGCGAGTCGAAAGAGATTGCAAGTGCGTCCGAGAGGATCTGAGGTATGGACCCTTTATTGACTTTCCCAGTTTTATCATCCAATATTTGGATGGATGACATGATCGCATTATAAACTGCCTTCTCTTGACAATACTTTTCTGTCTGATCGAGAAGCCATTGTAGGTCGTTCTTGTCTGACCTGAGTTCCTCAATAAGTTCTTTGCTCTCTTTGAATGTTTGTTCATTAATCCCGTTTTGGTTTTCGAGATCAATATTGAGCGCTTCTTTGGATGGAAAGGCATTATACTTCTTTACATACTCATCAATGATATTGTACACAACGCGCTGTGATACTGATTGAAAGTATTCTGATTTTAAGAATGGGATAACTTTTCTAGAGTATTCTTCGTTTTCTACTAAATTTGAAAGTATAACTTTCTCAATACTCATTTTTGCTCCTAATTAGGAATATACATAACATAATTTTCAGCGGCATCTTCTACATAATAAAGACTATTATTAGGAAACTCTTTTGTATCAACATGAAAGAGTTTTCCATCAGGTATGATACTCTGATATAGCTTTATATAATATAGACCATTTTCATTTTTATAAACTTCAGCTTCACGACATTTATCATCGCTGAAGAATTTTGAGATATATTCATTCGGACCCATCATCATCCTCCATAATAGAACCAGTTGTTAATGAATAACGATTCTTAATATAGTCACTAAAATTTGTATCCTTAAACATTTTAATCCAAAATTCTTTATTGTCAACTATATCTTTTGCTCTCATATTTGGTTCTTTAACTTCACCAGTTTCCATATCTACTGTAGCATACCAGCCATTCTTAGGTTTAACAATATAACCACCGTCAATGGCGATATCAAGCAACCCAGACCAACGATTAATACCACCTTCGAAAGAGACAGTGATTGGAATCTTGCTCTTTTCTTTAACATAACGAGACTTCTCCACGTTGATTACAAAATGATAACCAGCAATATCGGTCCCGTCCTTTTCCTGTTGCCGACCAAGAATCCAGATAGCATCAGAAGAATAATAGGAACCAGTACCGCCACCAACAATTGCCTTTGGAAACATACCAATTTCCATATAGGTATGATTGACAACAACCATTGGAATATCCTTCATTGTCAGATATGGAGTAACCATACGGAACAATGACTTCAATTGCTTGGCACGAGACATATCAGCAACTGACTTTTCATTCAGCGCATCTTCAACTTCTTTCTTTGAAGCAAGGTTACCAATAGAGTCAATAATAATGCAAACACGCTCACCACGTTCAATATTACTGAGCTGCTTCATAATATCAAACTTCAATTCTTCTACATCCATAATAGGAGTATGAACAACTGAATCCATTGGAATTCCAAACGTTTTAAAATAAGATTGTGGTGTACCAAATTCTGAATCATAAAATAGTACAACGCCATCTTCATATTTCTTTAGATATGCTGATGCCATAAGCAAAGCAAAACCTGTTTTAAAGTGCTTGGACGGACCAGCCAACATGGTAAGGCCTGGAGTTAATCCACCATCAACTGAACCAGATAGTGCTACATTAATCATAGGAACAGTTGTTGGTACAATATCTTTCTTGGTATAGATCTTACTATCAGCTAGTGTTGAAGTAAAATCAATAGTGGAATTTTTGATAAGCTTAGTTTTCAAATCAGACATATAAGTTTCCTCTGTGTATAAATAAAAGTATCCATCGCGGATCGGCAAATCCCATGGACTCTATCGCTAACAAGGAGCAACAGCATGGATACTTAAAGCAAGTATTATTATTGGTCGACCAACTTATTCATTTTCTTAATAAATCCGTCAATTTTTTCTACTCGATTAGGCCAATGTATAATTTCCTTCTCGGGATTTTTCTTGAGATTATTCAGTAGTGACATAACGACTCCATTAAATTTCTCGGTTGCTTAGATTTAATATACCAATTTTTTCCTCATTTGTAAACCTTTTTTTTCTAGTCAAACCAATATTTGCGGCTATTAACAATATGATGGCCAATGGATCAAAAACTATAACTATTATTATGATAACCCATCTAACCGCTTTCTCTAGTTGTTGGCCATCGGCTTTCTCATAGATTAAATCCGCGATATATTTTAATGGTCCTACTTCAGCTTCAAGTTTCTTTATTGAAG